CTAGCTGGAAAGCCACTCCACCACTACGCCCGAGCCTATGACCGCGCCCTGCACGAGCAGCGCCATCACCACGCGCATGGCCTCCGCCTCTGACCTGGTGGTTAGCACGCGATCGACGTAGGTGTCCAGACGGCCAGCATCGCCCCACTCCACCACCACGCCACGCGCCGCATCGATCCGTAGCTCGACCTCGAAACCCTCTATTATCTCCATGGCTAGCACTATGCCTGACTACCACGTACATGAGCAATACGGCTGTCTAGCTACAGGAGTATCGCTAGCCATAGGGGCACGCCGGTACCATCCCGGGTATGGACGATCTCGACACCACCTCCGACGATCTATGGGCTGAGGCGGTCGCCGCCTGGGCTGAGGCCGCCGCCGCCTGGCGAGCCTGGGCCGACCTCCGCGCCATCATCAATGACTAGGCCGCAGTACCGGTCCAGCGAGTACCGCCGGAACCGACGCCTCATCCTCGCCGACCACCCACCCTGTGCCCTCTGTGGGCAGCCCGGAGCTGACAGTGCCGATCACATCATTCCATTCTCACGCGGAGGAGGCGCCGAGATCGGCAACCTCCGGCCCACGCACGTGGCGTGCAACAGCTCGCGGGGCAATCGAGCACTGCGTACGTACCGTGCCGTTTGGTAACGTAGACTATCGTCCCCATTCTTTGAGTAGCGTTATTTGGGGACCCCGCCCCCCCTCTCTTTTTAGATATAGAGGGACGTGAATATGTCCGCGGTCCCACGGTACGCCACCCAGCCCTCGCCCGACGCTCGCTCCTGGTCCGAGGAGCTGGCTCGTGCCGCGGTGGACCTGGGGGCCACTCTGATGCCCTGGCAGGCCGATGCGGCCCGTCTGATCACCGAGCTGTCGGACGTGCCATGCACCCACGACCACGACTGCCCGGGGCTGCCACGCTACAAGACGGTGGTGGTGAGCGTTCCGAGGCAACAAGGCAAGACGATCCTGTCCCGGGCGGGCATCCACGCCAAGGCCCAGCGTGATGCGAGCCAGGCCATCTATGGCACCGCCCAGAGCCGAGGTTATGCGGCGAAGCACGTGATCGCCCTCGGCGACGCCCTCAAGGCCAAGGGCACGGACGTGTATGTCCGTCGGGGGATCGGCTCCGAGGACGTGAAATGGTCGAATGGGACGGTGTACGCCCCCATCTCACCGACTGATGGTGGCGGGCACGGTGACTCGATCGACTGGATGCTGGTAGACGAGGGGTGGGCGCTCCAGGCTCACGTGATGGGTGGTGTGCGTCCCGCCATGATCGCCCGCCCACATTCCCAGTTGCTGGTCATCTCGACGATGGGCACCTATGACTCCCACGTGTGGAATGGGATGGTGTCCCGTGGCCGGGAGTCGATCGAGGATCCGAACGCCACGATGGCCTACGTCGAGTATTCGGCGCCCGACGATCAGGCCGTGTTCGACGAGGCGCGCTGGGAGGAGTGGATGCCCGCCCTCGGGATCACGGTCACTCACGCCGACATCCGGGCCGCCATGGAGGACATGGAGCCGACCGAGATCGTGCGCGCGTTCGGGAACCGGACGGTCAGCAAGCTCGTGTCTGTGTTCCCCGCCGAGTGGGTGGCTGCGGCATGGGCGACGATCGCACCGCCCCACCGCATGGTCCTGGCCGTAGACGTGAACGACACTCCCGCGGGGGCGACCATCACGTCCGCTCACCTGGCCGACGATGGGGCCGTCGCCCTCCGGACCGTCGAATGGCGCCAGGGAGCACCTACCTGGGTGACACGCACGCTCGGAGAGATCATGGGCGTCCGGGAGGTGGAGGCGATCGTAAGTGACTTCGGGGGCCCGGCTAAGACCATCCGCCGAGAGGTGGAACGCCTCGCCGAGGCCAAGGGCGTGGCCTTCGTCGATCGCAAACCCTCTGACCTGGCAGCCGACACACTCCGGTTCTATGGCTCGCTGCGAGATAAGACAGTACACATGGACCAGGCCACCCCACTCGCCGAAGCTATCGACGGCGCCGCCCGCAAGAACCTGGGTGACATGTGGCTCATTACTCGCCGTCAGATGACCGTCGATGCGTCACCGATCATCGCCGCCATACTCGCCCACGGTATGCAGTCGGAGCTGGCGGTGGTGCCAGTGGTACGCCCGTTCGTTTCCTGGCGATAGCTTCGTGCTTCGGCGTACTAAACGCGTAGACTAGCCCCCATGGCATTCCGCGACTGGTTCGGGCCGACGGCCCGCCCACAGGTCGAAACCGTCGAAGCTCGATCCCTGGACGTCTCCGATATTGCGGTGGCGTTCGCCGCCGCGCAAGAGGCTGCGGTGTACGGCCACGACTCATCGCTACCCGCGGTCTACCGGGCCGCCCAGTTCATCGCCGACACGGTGGCTAGCCTCCCGCTCCACGTAGTGGAGCAGAACACCGGACTGGTTGACCCGACACACACTCCCGACGTGCTCCGCTCGCCGAATCCGGCCGAGTCGTATCACGACACCATGACTCAGATCGTCTCGTCCCTCATTTGGGCGGGCAACGCCTACCTGTGGCCCCGCACCCGGGACGTACGGGGCGACATCACGTCGCTGATCGTCCTCGATCCCGATGAGGTTTCGGTCGCCTGGGACCGTGCCCGCCTCTATCGAACGTACGCATGGCGGGACCGGACCATGCAGCGTGACCAGGACATCATCCACATCCCCATGTTCCTCCTACCCGGCCAGGCGGAGGGCCGTGGCCCCATCACCGCTGCCCGGGAAACCTTGACGGGCGCGAAGGCCGAGCAGCAGTTGGCCACCACGCTCGCCGCCGACTACTCGGCTCCACGGGGCGTGATCGAGGCCGACGCCCGCCTGACCAAGGACGAGGCCGACGCCATTCTGGATGGATGGGAGGCCTCCCACCAGGGCCGTGGCCGTCTCGCCGTCATGGGTGGTGGAGCCAGATTCGCTCCCCTCGGGATGAAGCCCATCGACATGGAGTTCATCGAGGCGCGCAAGTTCTCCGTCCAGGAGGTGGCACGGCTGTTCGGTGTGCCGGGTATCTTCCTCGCCACGGATTCTGGGTCGAGCCTCACCTATGCGACCACCGAGTCCCTGTTCCGCATGTTCGTGACTTCGACACTCCGCCCCACCTATTTGGAGCGCATCGAGCAGGCCTATTCGCGCCTGTTGCCGAAGGGACAGATCGCCCGTTTCGACACTTCGGAGTTGCTCGGCGCCGACATGACCGCACGGTATGCTGCCTACACGCAGGCACTCGATGCCGGGTGGATGACCCCCGACGAGATCAGGGCCCGGGAGGGCCTGTCGCCACTATGACCGACGACATTACAACCATCGAAGTCGACTCCGTACTGGAGGTTAGGGACGCTGAGCAGCGTCTCATCGCCGGGCGGATCATCCCGTATGGAGAGCGCATCGTCGTCAAGGGACGGCCCGAATCCTTCGTTCGTGGGGCGCTCGCCGACGTCGACATCACCGAGACCCGTCTACTCGCTCACCATGACCGCACTCGCCCCATCGGGCGAGGTGTGGAGATGGAGGAGCGGGAGGATGGCGCCTACGCAGTTTTCCGGGTCTCACAGACCCGCGAAGGGGACGAGATGCTCGCACTAGCGGCAGATGGCGTCCTCCAGTTCTCCCCCGGGTTCATCCCGCGGGATCAGTCAGCAGATGGAGTGCATCGCCGTGTGGCGGCACTCCCCGAAACATCGCTAGTCACGTTTGCGGCGTATCCGTCGGCCAACGTACTCGCAGTAAGAGAAAGTGATCACATGCCCGAGAATCAGAACGTAGAGACGGTGGACCTCACCGCCCTCGAACAGCGCATGGACACCCTGGCTGCCCTCGTGGAGCGCGTCCAGGCAACCGTCGACGCTCCCGCCCCAGCCAAGGCTGCCAAGGCCCCGACCCCCATCGAATGGTTCGCCGCCCAGGTCGAAGCCCTCGACGGCAAGTCGACCCAGCGGCGCGAGGCCCTCGCCTCGAAGTGGGACGCCTTCCAGACCCGGGCGCTCGATGACATCACTGGCGGCGAGACAGGCGCTGGCGACCTGTCGCCCGCATCGGACCTGTCCGGCCTGGTGGTCGAGGAGTTCTTGGGCGCCCAGCTCGTGAACGTGCTCGACCGTCGGCGTCGAGTGTTCTCCCGGCTCGGCTCGTTCAGCATGCCGCGGAGCGGGTACGCCCGCATCCCGGTCGTGGCTCAGCACACCGAGGTGGGTGTCCGCGCCGGACAGAAGGATCCGGCCAACTCCCGCAAGCTCATCGTACAGACCCAGCCGTTCGAAGCGGTCTGGTATGACGGTGCGGTCGACGTGGCCCTGGAGGTCATCCGCCAGGCCGAGCTGCCCGTCCTCGCCATGGTGTGGGACGACCTACTCGGCCAGTACGCCATCGCCACCGAGGCGGGCGTGGTCGACGCGATCGAAGCTGGTGGCCACGGGTTCGCGTACACGGGTACCGCCCTCGATGTCACCGACTACGAGGGGTTCATCACCGACATCGCCACCCAGGCGATCGAAGTGGAGGAGGGCTCTGGCGCCCCGGCCACCCTGGTGGCCCTTACCAAGGCCCAGTGGATCGCGGTGATTGCCATGGTCGACGCCACCGGACGCCGCGTGTTCTCGACCGTCGGTGCCAGCAACGCCGACGCCTCGGCGGCCGTCAACGCCTCGTCCATCACCCTCCCCGGTGGGATCGAGGTCTTCTATGGCGGATCGGGACTCACCCAGGCCTTCGTGACGAACGAACAGAGCCTGAAGGTCGCCGACGGTGGCCCCGAGCGAGTCGAGGCCGTCAACGTCGAGCTGATGGGCCGGGACCTGGGCGTCCTCGGGCGAACCCTGTTCGTGCCTCGCATCCCGGCAGGCGTCGTCGTCTACGGGGTCGATCCGGACGAGTCCTGATCGTGGAACCGACGGCTCTAGCGATCGCCCAGGCTCGCCAGGCGGCCAAGGCTAAGGCCGTCAGGTTCTTGTCGCTGCCCGGGGCGCCATTCGGCGCCCTGGGCGACGGTGAGGGCGGCATGGGCGTGGCGATGCTCCGCCCCGACTACGCCATCCGCGAGCTGCTGTTCGGCCTGTCGGTGTATGACTGGACCGAGAGCCATTTCGCCGCCGTGACGAGCGACGTGATCATCGATGCCCTCGGCGGCGATCACAACTATTCGTCAGCCTACAACGGCTCCGAGATCAGCAGGGCACGTGACGCCGCAGTGGCGTGGGTGCTCTCCTATTTGGCGTCCGGACCGGTAGGCATCGCATGAGTACCGTCCAGCGCCTCGTTCAGGCCCTCGAGGATGAATTCGGGGGCAACGTACCCCTCTACATTACGGTTCCACCACGGCTCATGGCGCCGTCCATCGTGGTAGCGCCGCCCACATCGGGACCGTACATCTCCCCCGGTACGATGGGCACCGTGGAGGAACGATGGGACATTCTCGTGGTGTTCGGCTTCGCTGCACACGTCAACAACCTGGACCAAATGCGGATGAACTCGCTCCGCGTCCGGAGTGCTGCCAGTACAGTGGGAGCGAGATGGGAAGGGGCCGACGGCCCCATGAAGGCAACAAACGACGCCAACGATACGACCGCTGTTAGCCGGAATACTGTGGTATTCCGCTACGACCCAGACTGAGAGATTCACATACATGTCGACCACATTCATTCCCGGCTGGCAGACCACCGTAACCCTCGACTCTGAGGACGTTTCGGCCGTCGGCTCAGTCATGTCACTCAACCTGAACCGAAACGTGATGAGCAAGCCCGTGTTCGGCTCCGGGTACGCCCGGTCCCTCGGCGGCCAGCGTTCCGGAACGTTCTCGGCGAATGGCCACGTCGCCGCCGAGAAGATCGCAGCCATCACCGCCCTGTTCGAAGCGGACGCCGCAGTGACGTTCTCGATCCAGGTCGGTGCTGCTGGCACGGCCACCGACGGTGGTCTCTACACCGGAGCGTGCCAGGTCAGCTCGTACTCGGTCGAGACGAACGCCGACGGCGAGTGGGACTGGTCGATCCAGGCCACGACCGACGGCGCGGTGATCTACACCCCTGGTTCGTCGTCGTAGTGGGATCCATTCGCACCGGGGACACCATCCATGTTGAGGGTATGCGCGAGCTGATCCAGAGCATGAGACTGGTGTCCAAAGAGCTGCCGAGGGAGCTGGCCAAGCTCCATAAGACGATCGGTGAACCGGTCGCCCAGGCGGCAGCTCGGAAGGTGCGATCACGGTCCGGACGTCTCGCACGGGACATCCGAACCCTGGGAAGCCAGCGACAGGCTCAGGTGGCGGTCGGCCGCAAGCTCATCCCGTATGCGGGCGTGAATCACTATGGCTGGCCGGGACGGTTCGAGGGTAATCCGTTCCTTACGGACGCCCTCGCAGAGCAGAACATGACGGTTTTGGATCGATACAACCAGACGATGGAGGACCTGATCGACAGGATCTCCACAGGAGTGATCACGTGAGTGCCATAGAGGTCGAGGTAGGCATCTACGACGGCGACGGGAACCAGATCGAGATCATCGGCCTCGACATGGACCTCGAAAAGCTGTCCATGCGGGAGTCGGTGACTCTGGAACGCACGCTCGGTTCCGAGGCGTTCGACGCTCTGATGAATGGGCAGGCGGCGCTCAGGCCGTCTCTCATCCAGGCCATCGTCTTCGCCAAGCTGAAGACCCGCCGCCCGACGGTGACCGTGGACGACTTCGACTTCGATCTGCAGGCCCTTTGGGAAGCCTTCGAGGGGGTCGATCCCCCAAACCCACCGCAGAGCGGATAGAGGCCGTGATCCCCGCTCTGTCATACCACTTCGGTCTCACGCCGGATGACGTGTGGGGAATGTCTGTCTCGCAGTTCGGTCAGTACATACGCGCCCTGCGCGAGCTACAGGAGTCGATGAATGGCCAGTAAGTCCCACACCATCAAGGTGACGATGCTCGGGACCGCCAGGAACCTCCAGGACGCGTTCGAGGGGGCGGCGGCGAAGGCCGAACGGGTGGGCGCGCGTATGGAGTCGGTCGGCCGTGGGATGACCACCGCCATCACGCTCCCACTGGCCGCTGCTGGTGTCGCCGCCTTCCGGCTGGCGTCTGACGCCGATGAGGCGATGTCTCAGACGGGTCAAATCTTCGGCGACGAAGCTCAGCGCGTCATCGAAGCGTCCGAGAACATGAACGACGCCTTCTCTCAGGTCGACTTCCTCGGTTTCGCTAGTAACGCAGGCGACATCCTCCAGGGTTTGGGCATGGCCCGCGAAGAGACCGACGACATGGCGCTGTCCATTCTCGGCCTCTCCCAGGACCTCGCATCGTTCAAGAATAAGGATCCAGAACAGGTCTTCAATGCCATGACCTCAGCTCTCACTGGAGAGCGCGAGGCACTCAAGGGCGTGGGCATCGTCATCAACGACGCGATGGTGAAGCAGCGGGCCATGGAGATGGGCCTCTGGGATGGTGTGGGGGCTCTCGACCAGGTGGCGCAGGCGCAGGCCACCTACGCCCTACTCACCGAGAAGTCGGCGAACGCTATCGGAGACTTTGATCGCACCGCCGACGGCGCTGCCAACAAGACTCGTACCCTGCGGGCTAACTTCATCGACACTGCCGCCACCCTCGGCCAGCACCTACTCCCCATAGGTACCAAGCTCCTGGACTGGGCCACTGACATGGTTGGCAAGTTCAACCATTTGAGCCCCGCCGCCCAGGAGAACATCGTCCAGTTCGCTGGTGTGGCTGCTGCCGTCGGCCCCGTCCTGATCGTAGGTGGTAAGCTCGTCCAAGCGTTCTCCCAGGTCGGTAAGGCCTTCTCCGCGTTGTCGAAGCTGGTGATGGCTAACCCGTGGGTACTGATCATCGCTGGCACGATCCTCCTGGTCACGGTGATCGTCCAAAACTGGGACAAGATCAGCGCGTTCCTCAGGAAGACGTGGGATTGGATCAAGGACACGGCCGCCAAGGTCGGCGACTGGCTCAAGGAGAAGTTCCAGGCTGCGTTCGAGTTCGTCAAGAACATCTTCCTCAACTTCACTGGGCCTGGTCTGCTCATCAAGCACTGGGACTCGATCAAAGAGGGCGTTTCGAACGTCCGGACCTGGATTCAGGAGAAGCTCAAGGCCGCCATGGACTTCGTCAAGAACCTGTTCCTGAACTGGACCGGGCCGGGCCTCATTATCAAGCACTGGGACACCATCAAGCAGGCCGCGGATGGCGTCCGGAGCTGGATCGTGGACAAGTTCACGGCCATCATGGACTTCTTTCGTGGGTTGCCCGACCGCATCAAGGGCCACCTGTCCGGCCTCGCCCAAAAAATCAAGGACCCCTTCGTCGACGCGTTCGCCGCCATCGAGCGACTATGGAACGACACCATCGGTCGCATCTCATTCAAGGTCCCTGAGTGGGTGCCTGGCGTGGGCGGCAACTCGTGGACGGCGCCCAAGCTCCACGGTGGTGGCATCTATCACGCTCCTACTCCCGGTGGGGAAGGCTTCGCGCTCCTCAGGGACGGGGAAGCGGTCCTCTCGCCCGGTCAAACCCGCCGATCGCTCCAGGGTACTGCCGCTCCCCAGCAGGTCGCCCGGGTGGGCGGCGGCCAGCAAACGACCATCAACCTGACCGTGAATGCCCTCGATCCGGCCTCGGCGGCCAAGGCAGTGGTGGAGGCACTCCAGTCCTACGCCCGTGCTAACGGTGGCGTGCCGCTCCAGATCAGGGCGGTGTGATGCGCACCATCCACGACGGAGTACTGGGCGCCGACGCCCTCTACCTCGGGTTCACCTACGGCGGCACCGTCTACTACACGTCTTCCGGCAGCTTCGCGGCCGCTGACTATCCGGGGTTGCGGGCGGTGCGCGTGCGCGTCCAGGGCGGTGGCGGAGCGGGCGGCGGAGCACCAGCAACCACATCACCGCAGATCTCTGGCGGTGGTGGAGGCACTGCTGGCGGCTGGTCGGAGAAGTTCCTCCACGTCGGCGACCTAGATGCCTCGGAGACCGTCACTGTGGGAGCTGGCGGCACCGGGAACTCTGGTGCTGCTGGCGGAGCGGGAGGGACCTCCTCGTTCGGCGCGCACTGCCAGGCCACTGGCGGAGCGGGAGGTGTGATCGTCGCCGCCGGGACAACACAGGTACTCATCCTCGGGGCCACTGGCGGTGTCGGTTCGGGAGGCGACCTGAACGCTCGGGGTGACACCCCGGGCGCAGCATTCCGCATGGATGGCGGTTCCCGGTTTGGCGGCGGCCAGGGGGCCAACTCGCCCTACGGGTCCGGTGGCTCGTTGGGTCTGTCGGTCACCGGGGGTGCGGCCTCCGGGTTCGGGGCTGGCGGCGGTGGAAGTCGGCAGGGCTCTGGCACGGCCGGAGCATTGACCGGGGGCGCTGGTGCCCCGGGTGTCATCATCGTGGAGCTGATGTACTGATGTTGCACGGTCAGATCGACATTCGCATCGAGGTCGACACCCCGTTCTTGGATACCTCGGAGTTCGGTATCTGGGGCACGTCGGACTGGGGCGAGAGCACGTGGGCAGCCGAGGACCCCGAGTGGACCGACGTGACCGAGTATGTGCTCGCAGTCGAAACCACGTCTGGCCGCGCCCGCTGGGAGCAGAGGTTCACAGCCGGGCAGGCCACTGTGACTCTCGATAACACGACGGGCATCTGGACGCCCGACAGCGACCAACCCACGCCCTGGTATCTCCCGTGGAGGCCCGGTCGGAGGATGCGTATCCTCGCCATTCCCGATCCGACCGACTCCCAGAAGGTGCCCCTATTCACTGGGACAGTGGACGCCACCAACGACCAGTTCACCGACGGTGGCCACCACATCACGACGGTGGCACGCCTCATGGACGCCATGGCGCTACTCCACGGCCACAACCCGATAGCGCTGGAGACCCCGACGGGAGTGCAGGCCACCCACGAGCGGGTGGAGGCGGCACTGGACCGGGCTGGCTGGCCCGAAGACAAGCGCGACATCCGGGAGGGCGAGCACACGATGCAGTCGTCGTATTTGGCCCAGTCGGTCCTGGAGGAGTGCCAGCGGGCGAGCGAAGCCGAGGGCGGGGCGTTCTTCATTGATCCGTCCGGCATTGCCGTGTTCAGGCCTCGGGACTGGCTGGTGACGGATGAACGGTCCACGGTCGTGTGGGGATACCTCGGATACGACCCGATCGACGAGGACGCCAACTACGGCGAGATCGTCGGCGTGCAACCCTTCTGGGAGATCGAGCGGATACGTAACGACATCCAGTACGCACGAGTGGGCAGCACGGTCCAATCCGCCGAAGATAGCCCCTCGATCACCCTCTATCAGCGACAGTCGTATCGGCGCCTGGACTTCCAGAACAACTCGGACATTGAGGTGCTGTTCCTGGCTCGCCGTGCGCTCGCAGGGTGGAAGGACAACCGTATGCGCCTCGATTCGGTGACCATCGTTCCCCGACCCGACCCGACCAACTCCAACCCGAATCAGCTCCTGTGGGACACCCAGTACGGCGACCTGTTCGCCATCCGCGTGGCGACTGGCCAAGGGTGGGAATACGAGCGCGAGACCCACGTGATGGGCATCTCACATCGCATCACCGCCGACGACTGGGAGGTCACGTTCGCCCTCGATGACTCTGGCATGGCCGGAGCTGCGGACCGTGAGCTGCTCGTCCCCGTGTACTCCCCGGAGGCGTGGTGGCAGCTCACTGAGGTGGGTGGCACCACGTCTGCCGACGCCACCGGTAACGGCCACACACTCACATGGTCGGGTGGGGCGGCACTGGTCGGTACGGGTGGAGAGCATGGCACTGGCATGGTGACGCTCGACGGGTCGAACGACTACGCCACCGTCGGCTCCGACTCGGGGCTCGACATCGACGAGTACACCCTGGAGGCGTGGGTACAGCCCCGTTCGGGTGCGAGCGGGGTGGGCACCATCCTGTCGCATCGGGGCAGCAGCGGGCCACTGTACGACCTGTATTGGAACGCGGACACCAACCAGTTCACGTTCTACCCCGGCGCGTCGGCGGGCTCCGGGGTGAACTTCGTGTTCGCGACCGCCCCCGACATGTGGCATCACATCGCCGTGTCTGTCGAGCTGGTCGGTTCCGGCATCCGGGCGGTGGGGCTAGCCATCGACGGGTTCTGGATCGGGTACGACTTCGCCTACATCCCTGGCGCCGAGTCCCGGTCTATGAGGATCGGACGACGGGCCGTGATCGGTGATCTCTACTTCGACGGCGACCTGGGAGAGGTGGTCGTATACGACCGCGCACTTACACAGAGCGAGCTGCTGAACCTCTACAATGCGCACTATTGATCCGCTCGCCATAGGACGAATATAGCCATGGAAATCGCAGACGTCATCCCCTCCGAACCAGTCTTGGACTTGTGGGGGAACGCCATCCGGGACCGCACGGTCCAACGTTATGACGACGTTACGACGCGCACGTCCGAGAACGCATCTCCCACTGATGGTGACCTGGCATTCATGGAAAATGACGGGAACCTCGAAGCGTACTTCTCCGGGGCGTGGCGGCCGTTCATCCCCGCGGGTGTGATCGAGTTCTTTGCTGGAACAACTGTCCCGCCCGGGTGGCTGGCATGCACCGGCCAGGCCGTGTCCCGCACCACTTACGCCCGCCTGTTTGGCGTCGTGGGCACCACCTACGGATCGGGCGATGGGTCGACCACCTTCAACCTTCCGGACCTTCGCCAGCGCTTCCCTCTCGGAAAGGCAGACTCCGGCACCGGCTCTACTCTCGGCTCTACCGGTGGCTCGATCAACCACGTCCACACGGGGCCGTCACACACCCACTCGGGGCCGTCTCACAGCCACACCAACCCGACGAACTCCTCCAGTGGCTCCCACGGTCACGTCGCCTCGAACGCCATCGTCTCGGGGTCCGGCCTCCCGTTCGGCAACTCGGGAACGGTGACCGAACACACCCACACGACGACGAGCAGCGGCACCCACACTCACGCCCAAGGAGCGACTGGAGCCGCGGGCACCGGGAGCACCGGGTCGTCCGGCACCGGCAACACCGGCTCGAACAACCCGCCCTACATCGCCCTCGGCGCGATCGTCAAGACCTGACCATGGCACGCCGACCCACACCACCACCGGTCCTCGATCTCGACGCCGCCGCCAAGTATCTCGGCCTCACGCCCGCCGAGCTGATGCGCTCGTTTCACCGGGGCCTGCCACCCGGACGCCTCGCCCTCAAGACGCCTGACGGCCTCCGCTGGCGTCGAGCCGACCTGCTGCCGCCTAAGCCCAAGACGATCGCCCAGGACCCTGACGCGGCCGCCGATCGTGTGGCCGAGGTGATCCGTCGACTGGCCGAGTAGTGGACATCGCGTACGTGGCGGGCACGCGCCGACCGTCTCCCGATCCGCTGGTCTGGTCGCTCCGGACGATGGCGTACCACTACCCGGTGGACCGGGTGTACATCGCTGGTGGCCTGCCTAGGGCTCTCGACCCGAACATGGTGCATCACCTGCCCACCGCCCAACGGGGCCACAAGTGGGGAAACCTTGCCGAGAACCTGCGGGCGATCGTGGCTAGCGACATCGGAGACACATTCATCTACATGAATGATGACTTCTTCGTCGTGGCCGACGTGGACTCGATCCCTCTGATGGACCGCGGGCCGTTGGACGCTTACTGCGAGACCCTCCGGGAGCGGGGTGGCGCCGACCACCAGGAGTTCGTCGTCGGCATGCGCGCCCAACGTGACCTACTACGCCAGTGGGGCTACATAGACCCACCATGCACCGACCTGCATGCGCCCCAACCCACCGACAAGGCCCGCATGGCGGAGCTGCTGGAGCGGGTGGCCCGAGACCATCCGGACCATCCCGTCGGCCACTGGCGGGCGCTGTACGGCGCCGGGCTGGACTCCGTGACGATCCGCGATCCGAAGCACCGGGGCGAGATCACGGGTACCTACTGGTCCTCGTCGCCCCAGTCGTGGCGTGACACCGAGGGCCAGTGGATACGGGACCGCTACTGGCGGCCCTCACCGTGGGAGGCGAGATGACCGACGACCACATCACGGCACTGGAGGACCGATTCGAGGAGCTGGCGACGGTGATCTTGGGGCCCCGGCGCACCGACTTCATGGGGGGCGGCCGGGTGGAGGAGGATGGCCTCGCCCACAAGGTCGATGAGGTGTCCGCCCAGTTGGCGCTAGCGACCGGAGCCGTGGAACGCCTGTCTGTCGCGGTCGGCGAGATCAAGCTACCCATCGTACGGATGGCCGCCGTGGCTACGGCTGTGGCTGCGCCCCTGTCCGCGATCATGATCGAGATCATCCGGCGCATCTGAGGGGTTCTCGCGGGCGGCTAGCTCCCGTATCGTGACCGCATGGGACACGTTCAGAGACGAGCCGACAAATGGCAGGCCAGGTACCGGGATGGGACCGGTCGAGAGCACACGAAACGCTTCGCCCGGAAGGCCGACGCCGAACGGTGGATCACCATCCACGAGGCAGCAGTAGCCCGAGGGGAGTGGGTGGACCCCCTGGCGGGGAAGCTCGACTTCGCCTCGCTGGCTGACCGATGGCTGGCGACCAAAGCGGACAAGGCGCCCAGCACTCAGAGGTTCTACCGCGACATCCTCCGAGCCAACGTGCTGCCCACCCTCGGGAGTCGCCCGATCGGCGCCATCCGTCCGTCCGACCTCGACGCCCTCAAAGCTGCCCTGGCCGAAAAGGCGCCCACCACCATCCGTCACGCCCTCGGCGTCGCCCATGGAGTGCTGAAGCTCGCTGAGAGGGATGGACTGATCTCGTCGGCTCCCACCGTGGAGAGGCCGAGACCGTCGAAGCGGAAGCCCGAGAGGTTCCTCACCCACGATGAAGTAGCTGTCCTGGCGGACACCATCACTCCCAGGTACCGCGCCTGGGTGTACACCGCCGCATACACGGGCCTGAGGTTCGGCGAGCTGGCGGCGCTGCGGGTGGCGGACCTGAACCTGCTGCGGCGGGAGGTGACAGTCGCACGCTCGATAAGCGAATCGGGTGGAATGGTGGAGAGCGGCCCCAAGACCAACGCGGGCCGCCGCACCCTCAAGCTGCCCGTGCCGATCGTGGACCTACTCGCCGCCCACCTGGTCGATCATCGCTGGGACCTCGTGTTCCCCGGGGTGGAGGGCCGTCCACTTCGTGGTTCGACGTTCCGCCAGAGGCACTTCGACCCGGCGGTGCGGAGGTCGGGACTCGGGCCACTCACGCCGCATGATCTGCGCCACACGCACGCCTCGTGGCTGATCGCCGCGGGCGAGCATCCGAAGGTCATCCAGGCCCGCCTAGGACACTCGTCGATCACGGTCACGCTGGACACTTACGGCCATCTGATGGCCGGGCTGGACGAGGGTGCAGCCGACAAGCTCGGGGCTTCATTCGCTGACAGCGCAAGGCGCCCTTCGCTAGCAAAATGA